GAATTGAAAATTACAAAATAACTTTCTATGGAAACTTATTGTCGTTGACCGACCGATTTGGCGAAGACCGACTCCAAGATTTGAACACCTTGAATGAATATACAATTGATTATGACGGCGACAACGTTGCAACGTTGATTCAAGCGTCACACGAAGAAGACGTTTTGTTTCCTTTGATTAGTTCGCAAAGAGTTTGGCAATTTGGCGGGGGCGGTGCTGACGACATTTCGAATTCAGCGAATCCAATTGTTTACAATGAATTAGCACCCGCTATCAAATTGGCGCGTGTGTTCAATGCAATTGAATCAAAATACAACGTAACATTCAACGGAAACTTTTTGTCGCAATCGCGTTTTAATGAGGCGTATTTGTGGCTAAAAAATAAGGAAGTATTTAAACAAATGTCAGCACCAACACGCGTGAATTTTGTAGGAACGCCGGTTGTAAGTGGCAACGGCGGAATGTTTGAATTGGATTTGGCAAACGATACCTATACACCGGTTTATGTTGCGGAATATTTATACAACGAATCGCGATTGATTTTGAATTTAACGACTTCGTGTGATTGGGTTGTAAACTATTACAAACAAACTTGGAACGGCGTTGAATATATTAGTGAATTAGTTTATAGCGTAAACGGAACGGGAATCACAATTGACGTTTTGATATATCTTGAAATATTGACAACGTTTTTTTCCGAAACTTCGCCTTGTTATATTGAAGTACAAACATCAATTCCGGTGACATATACCGGAACGCTTTATTCTCGATATTTAACATACAATACAAGTTCAAACGAGTACGACACAAACGAAACTTCAATTGATTGCGCCGGAACAACTGGGGCGGAATTAGATTTGACGAAATATGTTCCCGATATTAAGGTCGCTGACTTTGTGAGCGGTGTTTTAAAAATGTTTAATTTGACCGCGTTTTCTGAAAATGAAACCGATTACACACTTGAGCAATTGGAAAATTGGTACTATCAAGGGCAAATCAAAGATTTTTCACAATACACGATTTCTGACTTTGAATTTGAAAGAATCAAAGCATACAAATCAATAAATTTTGAATTTGAAAAATCCGAATCGTTTATGAATCGCGCGTTTTATGACAACATCGGTCGTGAATATGCGAATCTAAAATATAAATTCAACGTTGACGGAAGCGATTACAACATAAAATTGCCGTTTGAAACGTTGTTATTTAACAAATTCACCGGAACGGAATTGCAAGTTGGTTATTCTTTGGACAAAACATTCAATCCTTATATTACAAAACCGGTGATTTTATACCGATTGGATAATGTGAATATTGGTGACGACTTCTATTTTTCAAATGGAACGACAACAACGGCAATTTCAAGTTATAATGTTTTCGGACAAGACGTTTCATATAACGGACAAACGCACACGTTGAATTTTGGTCAAGAAATTTCGTCGTATTATTTGGAATCAATGCAGAATTCTTTATTCAATGATTACTATTATAATTATTTAGTGAATTTATATTCCCTAAAATCAAGAATGGTCAAGGTGAAAATGCGTTTGCCTTACATTCAATTGTTGAAATTGAAACTAAATGACCGAATTGTTATTCGTGACAAACGATATATTATCAATCAGTTTACAACTGACTTGACGACGTTCGAAGTTCAAATGGAATTGATTCAAGATTTTAGAAGTATTACTTTTTCAAATATAACCGGAAGAACAATTGATTCAAGTTCACAAACTTTGCGCTTTGATTACGTTTCAAACAAGCCGTTGACTTGGGTTGCGTTGAATGATCCGGACGCAATGATTATCACAATCGAAAATTTTGATACCTACGTTGAAATTGAAGTTAAAGAAAATTACACCGGTATTGAAAAAATTTATAGTTTGACAAATGAAAACAACGATTTAATTGTAATTACTCAAAATGGATAATTTAATGGAGTTGCTAAAATTAGCACAAAATTTTCAAGCAAATGAAATCATTTCAATTGCAAAAGGGAAATATCAATTTCCAAAAAATATAAAAGGAATTCTTAAAAAAGCGAAACAATGGCGGTTGAAAAAATAATTGACGTAAAAATACAAAGTGACGGCGCAGAACAAGCGGTCAAATCTTTAAAAACCCAATTCCGCGAAGCGCAACAAGAAGTCGCAGAATTAAGCGCGAAATTCGGTGCAACTTCAAAAGAAGCGGTCGAGGCCGCGAAACGTGCGTCGGAATTAAAAGACGCAATCGGGGACGCGAAATCTTTGACCGACGCATTCAATCCCGACGCAAAGTTTAAGTCGTTGACTTCGTCTTTGTCGGGTGTTGCCGGTGGGTTTTCAGCCGTTCAAGGTGCTATGGGTTTAATGGGTGCGGAATCGGAAGACGTTGAAAAAACACTTTTGAAAGTTCAAACCGCAATGGCATTGTCAACCGGTCTTCAACAACTTGGCGAAAGTGCCGACGCATTCAAACAATTAAAAGCGGTTGCATTAAACGCATTGAACGGAATCAAAACTGCAATCGGGTCAACCGGAATCGGTTTGCTTGTTGTTGCTTTGGGTGCAATTTACGCATATTGGGACGACATCAAAGAAGCGGTGAGCGGTGTATCGGAAGAACAAAAGAACTTGACCAAATTAAGTCAAGAAAATTTCGACGCTGAAAAAGGAAAACTTGACGCGATAGGAAGCCAAGACAATATTTTGAAATTGCAAGGGAAATCCGAAAAGGATATTCTTAAAATGAAAATTGCACAAACCGACCAAACAATCAAAGCCGGTGAAATCAATATTCAAAATCAAATCAATTCCAACAAAATGGCGTTGGAAGCGGAAAAAAGAAACTATCGACTTTTAAAATCTTACATTGATTTTGTGTCAATGCCTTTGAATGCGTTGTGGACTTATTCAGCAAAAGCGGTCAACGGAATTATTGACATGGTCAATAAAATTCCTGGTATTAATATCGAGGGAAAACTTGACGAAAAACTTGTTGAAAAATCTGCGGATTGGTTGACAAAACTTGCATTTGACCCGAAGAAAGCCGAAGCCGAAGGAAAGCAACAAATTGCCGAGCAACAAAAAGTTTTGGCAAAAATGAAAAACGACAAAGCGGGGTATCAAAATCAAGTCAATGCAATAGACCAAAAAGCAAGTGACGACGCAAAAGCGAAAGCGGAAGAAAAAGCGCAAAAAGACGAAGAAGCACGAAAAAAAGAATTGGACGAATTGCAAAAGCAAAAAGACGCTTTAAAAGCAATTGAAGAAAAAACCGCAAAGGAAATTGAAGACTTAAAAGCCAAGACCGAACGCGAAAAATTAGAACTTCAAGCGAAGCGCGATTTGGAAGAATTGGACGCAATTAAATTATCCGAAGAAGAAAAGCAAAAAGCACGTCAAGAAATAATCGAAAAATATAAAATTCTCGGGGACGAACTTGACCAAAAAGAAGCGGAAGAAAAGACAACCAAAGATTTGGAAAAAAACCAAAAAGAATTGGAAGACCAAGCGTTGTCATTCGAAGAACGAAAAACATTGCTTGACGAACAATCAACTTTAATTGACGAAGGATTTTTCAAATCGGAAGAAGAACGAACAAACGCAAAAAACGCAAATACAAAAGCACGAATTGAACTTGACAAATTAGAAGCGGAATCAAAGAAGCAACAACTTGCCGACATTGGAAACGCACTTTCTCAAATGTCATCACTTGCCGGAGAATCAACAACGGCCGGAAAAGCACTTGCGGTGGCGTCAACTGCAATTTCAACATACCAAGCGGCACAACAGGCCTATGCTTCGCAATTGATACCAGGTGACCCTTCTTCGCCAATTAGAGCGTCAATATTTGCCGGAATCGCCGTTGCGGGTGGTTTAATGAATGTCAAAAAAATATTAGCCGTAAAGACACCCGCCGGAAAAGGAAGCGCGGTTTCTGCGCCGTCAATTTCAGCCGGTGGCGCAACGTCCGCACCAAGTTTTAATGTTGTTGGAAATAGCGGAACGAATCAATTGGCGTCTTCGCTTGGAAGTGCTATTCAATCAAACCCAGTTCAAGCGTACGTCGTTGCGAGTAATGTGACAACCGCACAATCATTGAATCGCAACATCGTTACAAATGCGACACTTGGATAAAAAAAGTTTATAACAAATTAAAATTTTAAATTATATATATATGTTACCAACCTACGAAATAAAATTTGAAGAAGGAAAAGTTGACGGAGTGTTCGGAATTTCACTTGTTGAAGATCCGGCAATTCAATCGAACTTCATTGCATTGAGCAAACAACAAAAAATTCAATTGTCAACTATTGACAATGAAAAAAGAATTTTGCTTGGCGCGGTTTTAGTTCCCGATTTGCCAATATACCGAAATCAAAACGGAATGGAATTCAATATTGTATTTTCAGCCGATACGATTCGCAAATCAATGGAAAACTTCTTTAAACAATCGTATCAACAAAATTCCTCGTTGGAACACGACCAAGAAATTGACGGCGTGACATTTGTTGAATCTTGGATAAAAGAAGACGACGTTCACGACAAGTCGGTTGCCTATGGAATCAATGAGCCGAACGGCACTTGGTTTGCTACAATGAAAGTTGACAACGACGAAATTTGGAACGACTATGTTAAAACCGGACAAGTGAAAGGATTTTCAATTGACGGAATGTTTGACTTGGAAAAAATTAACTTAAATAATGCTATGAATTTAGAATCAATCACAAATGCAATCAAAGAAGGATTTGAGGCAATTTTGAGCAACAAACAAGAAGAAGTTGTTGTTGAATTAGCGCAAATCAAATTGATTGACGGGGTTACTATTTTAGAAGCGGAATCATTTGAAGCCGGAATGCCGGTTTTCGTGGTTGCTGAAAATGGTGACAAAGTTCCAGCGCCAATTGGCGAACATGAACTTGAAGACGGGAAAATTTTAGTAATCACCGAAGAAGGAATGATTGCTGAAATTAAAGAAAAAGTTGAAGAAGTTGTTGAAGAAGAAAGCGCAGACGTTGAAATGCATGCAGACGAAACTCAAAAATTCGTTGATATGATTCGCGAAATGTTCACGCAATTTTCAAAACAAGTTGCAAACGAAATTGAGGCAATCAAAGTTGAAATGAAAGCCGAAATCGAAACTGCAAAATCAACAAAAGAAATCAAACCAAGCGCAAAAGTAACGCCGGAAGTAAAAAACGAAGTTACAATTGCAATGACTAAAAAAGAAAGAATTTTATCAAACATTAAAAATTTGCAATAATGGCAACAACTACAACAATCACTTCAAATTATGAAGGAAAAGCGGCCGGTGCTATAATCGGACAAGCATTCAAAGAAATTGACACAATTTCAAAAGGTTTAATTACAATTGCTGAAGACGTAAACTTCAAATTGTCTTTAAGAAAAATTCAGTACACAAACGGAACAACGGCTTATTCTTGTGGATTTACTCCAGCGGGTGCAATCGTTTTAAACGAAAACACTTTAGAGCCTAAAAAATTCAAAAACGATTTAGACGTTTGTAAAGAAGATTTCCGCGCAACTTGGTCGGACGGAATTATGGGGGCAAACGCTTCAAATCCAAACGCACCGGCTGACATTATGGAAGCACTTCAAATGGAAGTTTTAGGAGCAATGGCTGAAAAATTAGAAACTGACATTTGGCAAGGTGACGCCGGAACTGCTTCGGAATTCGACGGATTCATTACTTTATGGACTGCGGACGCTGACATCATCAAAGGTGGTAACGGATTGACAAACCCAAGCGCGGTTGTTTCTGAATCAAACGTTTTAGATTCTTATTTAAAACCAGCATTAAACGCCGTTCCTTACGCTTTAAGACGTAAAGAATTAGTAGTTGCGGTTTCTCCGGACGTTGCTCAAATGTACGCTTTTAAATTAGCGACTGCGGGTGTTACAAACGGACTTGGAAATACTGACTTTGCTTTATCAATTGGAAGATACCAAATCCAAGTTGTTAACGGCTTACCGGACAACACCGTTGCTATTTTCGAAAAGAAAAACCTTGTTTTCGGTACTGGTTTATTGGCTGACTATAACACATTTACACTTGTTGACGAAGATTCAATCGGTTTATTAACCGGAAAAGTTCGTGGAAAAGTTGTTTATTCTGCGGGTGTTGGTTACTACAACCCAAGTGAAATCGTTTGGTTAACTTACGAAGCATAATTCACAAAAAAAATGACCGCGATTTAAACGTCGCGGTCTATTTTAATAACATTTAAAAATTTAAATATATGTCTTGTTTAGTTTCAAAAGGTCGTTTATTAAATTGTAAAGACCAAAAGGGCGGAATAAAAGCAATTTATTTCGCTAACGGAACTGCGGACGATTTCGGAATGACTATCGCAACGCATGTTGTTACTTCATTAGGTACTTTGGACGAAGTTTTCAAATACGAAGTAAAAGCAACAACAAACACATTGACGGAAACCGGCACTTCTTCGGAAGACAACGGAACGTTTTTCGTGGCTCAAGCGTTAGCGGTAACGCTTCCAAAATTATCGGCGGATCTACAAGCACAATGTCAACTAATTTGCGCGGGAAGACCAAGCGTTTTTGTTGAAGACTACAACGGAAATATCGTTTTAGTTGGTGCTTACAATGGTACAATGTCAAACATGACAAAAGTCAGCGGGGGTGCTTCCGGCGATTTAAGCGGATTTACTTTGGCGGTTAATGCTGAAGAAAAAGACAATTCGCCATTCCTTGACAATACGACAAAAACCGCATTGAAGGCAATCGTTTCCGACGTTGTGGTTTCATAAATTGTTCATTTTTTGTAAAAGACGCAATTCATTCATTTGGATTGCGTTTTTTTTTGTTACATTTTAGATTTTTTTGTTATTTTAATATGGTAGTATTTAACCCAAATGACGAAATTCATTCATTGCGTTGCATTCCAAGAAGGCAATGCGAAGTTGTTATTTTGAAATTACGCAACGAATTAAAAGACACAATCGAAACTTTTGAAATTCCAGCATTGGAATTTGGAAACTATATGGTTTTAGAATTCGAAAAAGTATTTGTTCAAGGTGAATCTTCGGACATTGAAATTTTTGACGCGATTCACGAAGACGAATTGTTGTATCGTGGGAAATCATACGCAACAACCCAAACCGATTTGGAAAATTTCAAATTGACAAAGGGTGTATTAAAATTATAAAAATGGAAAACAATATTCAAATTTTACAACTTGCCAATTATGTTAGACCGGAAATCAAAGAAGTTTCGGGCAAAAAGTGGGTGTTGAATGGTGATAAAAATCAATTTTATTACGATATTATCGACGCTTACAACGGATCACCTACGAATTCGGCAATCATTGATTCTT